TCCATTACTTCGTTAATACCTGTAGTATCACGAATAAGACGGAGATTATGGTTGTAGATACCAATAAGCTCATTGATATTACGGATGCTATTGTCCAAAGCCCTAACTGGAGGGTTCTGGAATCCACCTTCTGGATTTTTTGAACGATAGTAGAATACACCTGTTTGTTCATAGATATCTTGAATGTCTAATGGTTGTAGTTCACCGCCTTTTCCTAGCTGTACATTTTCTAATCCTTCAATGTCTACAATGAGACCGTCTGGTTTAGCCTTTGCCACTGCCTGTTGTAATTTTAGGTGTGATAGCTGTAGTTGGTCAGCAAAACCAATAACAGAGCCTACTAAAGACTTAGGCATCATTCTGCGTAGGTTTGTCGCCACTACAGAGTAAGATAATCTTGCTTTTGTTAAGTCGTGTACGTTTTTAGGTACGTTTTTACACTGACCGTAGTCAAACAAATAGTCTGTACCAACAATGTAACTACCACCGTATACCATTTGAATGTTCATACTAGAAGGCTTTCTGTCGTATACCGAATCTTTGGGCGGTGTATAGTCGAAACCCTTGTAGTAGAAACCTTTGTTTCCGTACTTAGAACTCTTCTCTTCGAACATCATGTCATCTGTACTGATGAATTCAAAGTCCATTATTTCGATAATAAACTCATCATATCCGTATGTAGTCTGGTCTAAAGTTTGGTCGTAGTATTTATAGCTTAGTTTGTCAGCACGATTCTGGTATTTATTTTTTACCTGCTGAGCTATCTTTGCATATTCTTCTTCAGTAAACTCATCACGAGCGATACGCTTGAGTTCCGAGATACTAATCTTTTTGACGTGTCCTGCATAAATGAGGTCACTAAATGTAGGGTCTTCGGTGTAACTGTGAAAGAAGTATGCTGGGTCGATGTATTCTTCTTTGATGCCATAGTTAGGGTCGTTACTTCTTTTTATAACACCCATTCCACAGGCTACCAAATCGTTTACAGCTCTTCGATATACACGCTGGTCGAACTCGTTCCACTCTAGAGTAATATTTGTACCAACCTGCGCTGCAATTTCAGCCGCAGTTTTGATACTAGTGTCCATAAAGATTTCAGCTTCTTCGGTGGTCTCTGGAATAGATTCTGTATCTACACCTGTTTCAGCACCTAGCGTTTGCAGGTCTTGAATTAGCTGTTTATTCTTTACTTGAAATAACTTTTTTGCTCTAGCTTTATCTTTTTCTGATTGAGATAAAGGGTCAATTGCTTTGAGGTTTGGGTATGGTTTTCTTGAGAGTATGTTGTTTACAACAATTTTTACGAACTTAGGTACGATAGGTACAGGACTCCAATCCAAGTTTAGCAAAGTTCCGTCACCAGAGTTAGGGTCTAGTGAGTTAAGAATCTGCTTGTATATAGATGTGTCTTGAGTACCATTAGCATAGTCACGGTTGGTCTCAAAATCTTTTAGCCTGCGTCTAAACAGACTTCTTTCGTCATCGGAATGACCCCATTGCTTTTCAATAGCTTTAGCATACTTAAGACCGTAAGACTTGGATGTCTTTTTAGAATGGTGTGCAAATGGGTCTGGGAAGTTACCGTAGTTCCCCTTGGTTTTATTATCGTACATATAGCCTTTCGCAAAATACTTCCTTGCAAATATACGAAAATAAACACCTGTGTTTTAGCGTCTTACCTCAGTCTTGTATCGTCTGAAAAATTCCTTGTCGTTGAAATTAGACTTTTTCTTTTCCGTCTTTATTCTTTGAGCTGCTAAAAGTGCTAATCCAGAGCTGATGGTAAGGTCATACTTTGTACGGTTATCTATCTTGTATCCAATCCAATCCTCAAGGGTTCTCTGAAAATACATTTTACCCATAACACCGCTTTCATTATTTATACCCACATGCTCCTCAACGAATGCTTCAATGGCGTGAGCGTGAGCCTGTATTACATCTTGTGAGTTAGAAGGTATACCACGAGTCTTGGTGTTTGATGCATTTGGAGACTTTAGATGTTCTGGTCTTCTCATAACATACTCTTCGTATCCACGAGACTCAAAATATCTAACGATACCGTACTTGTTATTTTCTATCAGTAGTGGGTAGCCGTAGAACACGGCAGCCATTAGTACGTCTTCGTAGAAAATTCGTGCCAAAGGAGGGCGACTAGCGTACTCAGCAACAAACATATTGGCAGGAGCAGACAAATTAAATTTGTTGTAGAGATGACAAGCCCCTTTCGAACCTCTATTATCTGTTGTACTATCCAAGTCATAGCTATCGACACCACCAACACCAATATGGTCATTCGCTGGTACTTTCTTTCCATATTCTATTTTGTATTTGTTTCTTAACTCATTTGTAGGCATCCATGAAACACGCCAGCGACCCTCATTGTTCGGACTGAAGACAACCTCGGTATCTTGTTTGCCATCTTTCCAGCTGAAATTACCTTGAACTACAGGGTTTGGATACAGCTCTTCATTATGTTCTATTTGCTCGTATATTTTTCCAATGTTAAACGTAGAGCCCTCGATACTATCTCGCATCGCTTCTTCAACCGTGAAAGGAAACTGTCGTACATATTCATTAAGTTCCCTTGCATCGTGCTTGAGTGCGTCTCTTTCATTTTTGAGATACGTCTTTGCTCCGATGTCAACAAAGTCGCCATCAATTGTTTTAACTGGTTTTTCTGGGTCTTCGACAATAGGATTCCCATATTCATCAAAGAATCCTTCGAGAGCCTCGTAGGCTGGTATAAATAGTCTATAAAGTCCAGTCTTTGTTCTGCCGTTTGCGTTTCTGTCGTCTGGGTCTGAATCTCTCCAGAGTTCTTTGTATTGCTTTCCACCTTTATCCATTGGATTTACCGTAGAACCCATAAGACACTTACCAATAATCTTACGTCCTACAATTAAACATGTTCTTTCTATACGCCAAGCTTCTCGGATGTCGGTTGGCTTCTCCCACTTACCGCTTTCATCCAAGTACATCATATGAAGTTTCTCACCATCGTATGCGTTGTTCGTGGTGTTCTTCCAGTTGATGATTGTATTTAGAGCCTCTCCTTTGTTTGAGGTTTTATTGTTCTTTGTAATACGTTTAGATGGCTCACGAAATGCCAATTCCATACGAGGGTTGGTAGTACCATCCTGTATAGGCTTAAAGAAGAAAGGGTAACTCTTAAACATAGGAACTACCTTCTTCATAAAGATGTTTTCCTGTGCGTCCTTACCAGTTTTAGACTGTATACCCAATAGCTTGTCCTTTACCTGTGTACCTTCATCTACTAGTATAGCAGCTGACATATTCGTGTATCCAGAACGTCTACACTTGGTGTACATCTGACCCATAGAACGAGGGTCTGCCTCACAGGCTGCAAAGTGAATAAATAGTCTTCTCTGAAACTCTAAATATGAAGCGTAACCTATATCCATCTTGCTCCATTGGAGCATCATATAGTGTCGCCCTGTAATATAGATGCGCTCACCATTATTCCAAAACCAAACACCGTTACGCCTGCGCTCAAACTCCTTTTCGATGTACGAAGAAAAACGCTTCTTGAAATCGGAAGGCATTTCGTACCACTCATCCATAGAGCGAATCCTACGCAGCTCTTCTGGCACAGGAAGTCTTTCCCACATTTGCAAATGAACTGGCTTTTCATTGTTAAGGATTTCCTCGTCTTTTGGAGCTTTGGGAAGCTGAATATAAACCCCACCGATTTCAATGACATCTCCATCTGAATCAATGGGACATATGTTGACAACGTAGTTGTCATACCCCTTAACCTGTTTAAGACTTGCCATTTCAATTTTATTTTTGTAAGTTTACATTAAATTAACATTCCACCACATGAAAAAAACCTTATTAATCATTGCAGCTTTGTTTGTTGCATCTTGTAGTTCAACCAGAGAAATTTCATTCGAACAACAAACTTGTTCATTCAGTAAAGACTGTGGTATCATTTCTGTTCACCACCACTCAGCTGAATTCTGGCAAAACTATTAGTAGTCCCAGTAGATGAAGACTTGACTACTTTGAGAACCGTTCTGCGAATCCTCCAGAGTAGTCTTTGTCTTCTTCGATTCCTCCAGTTTCTTTAAGCTCTCTGACCATTTGTTCGAGTCGCTGATATTCGATAAGCAGTTCTTTTGCATCTGTAGCTGTTTGTTTAATACTCTGTAATTCAGCCTTACGTTGAGAACCAGAAAGTTCTGAATCCACAGGCTTTTTAATCTCGTCAATCATGTTGTTTATTGCAACCTCCATAGAAGAAAGCAGTCTTGTTGATGCTTCTACCGTATTGAATTTACTTTTCTTTGACATACATCAATTCCGTTATACGCATTCGATAAACCTTAGTACCGTCTTGAAGCTCCATTTCATACTGCGAGTTCTTTCTATAACCCACCACATCACCATACTCCGCTCCAATCCATTCTGTATCTGGGGGTAGGGAGAATAACTCTCCTTCCAGTTCTGGTTCTTCTTTGATGCTAAGAATAATGCCAGAATCACTTGTTTCCTCTTCTGGCTCATCTGGGGGTAGTACGAAACACCAATCCCCAAGCATAGTAAAATCGCCAGCTTTATCTTCGATAGCAATAGCGTGGTTTCCATATCCTCCATCTGGGTCGTAGTTTACTAAGTATAAGTCTTCTCCAATATCATACATCTGCTCCATAACAACGTGATGGTGGAAGTATAGAATAGCTCCTTCACAGCTTTCTATTGGACAGTCTACAGGACAGCCTACAATCTCAGCATAGTTATTTCTGTGTTCAAACTCATTGAACTTGCTAACCAACTCAAGACTGCCTCCATTAAAAGACACCTCGTTTTTAAACTTGTTTGGGATTTTGACAATGAAATGACGTAGTGGTTTCATACTAGTCAAATTTAAGGTCGTACTCAAGAATACAAGGCATATTGTCAACTGCCTTCCACACCATAGTTCCTTCCTCGTTCTCAACATATATGAGGTAACGAGTCGAACTATATTTATGCAGATATGAATCATCTTGAACGATTGCTACTACTTTTCCTGCACCTGCACGCATACCGATATAGTATGCCATAGCATCTTTTGGGTCACGCCCAATTACTATTTTTCTAATCATTTTAATTTAATTATATAGAAAATGAGACTTAGTTTACACTATCGTCTCCATTCGCTAAGTTTATCCAGTAATCTATATTCTTCGTGTCTGGTTTCTTCTTCTCCTCTTCTTGTTCCATTCGGTAAGCTTCTACGCAGTACGATAGCATATCATCAAGCTCCTCTTCATCGCTTACTGCAAATGCAGAGAGTAGACTCATGTTTGCTCGTTCATGTCCATCTTCATCAACAAAAGCACTTTCCATATCTAGAAATCCTACAGCTAAACAAGATATGAACTCGTCCTCAAGCCCATGCTTCTTTACGACAGCAGTAATTGATATCATTAGCTCTTGAATTTCTAAAATACAGTCTTTTTGTCTTTCAGTCATATTAAATTATGTTACCAGTTTCTTTTACTTCAAATTTGATTTGCGTCATTGGAGTAAGTGTAACACTTCCAGATTGAGACTCAATTTGGATGCGCATTTGCTCGCCATCAGCAATGATAAAGATACCCCAAAAAGAATCAACCTGTAAACCTGTTCTTCCCTTATCTCTGGTAGCGGATTGCTTAGTAGTCCATCCAGAACCGCTATTTGTTTGCAAGCGGTAAATTATATCTGAATTAGGACTAGCAACATCGACATAAGCAGCCATATCGATATACACTACTTTGGCTGAACCAGAGCTGTTTAGTATAACCTCATTGCTAGGACGAGTGAGTTGAGCTGGGTTTTTACCAAAGTGGTAAGAAGAATTTTCAGTAGCATTGTCTGGTGCGCTAAATGCAATCACTTGAGGTACACCACCATTTAATGGATATGAAGACTCTGGTACACCTACAAACATTTCTTCATGAACACCTGTATCAGCATCTACCGTAAAGTTAGGATAAGTACCTGTGACAGTAGCACCGCCTGTGCCAGTAATAGCTACCGTTTGGTCTGGTGCTGAGTTTGTCAGCGTGAAGTTAGGGTAAGCACCGCTTACTGCTATATCCACACCAGTAATAGCCACTGTCTGGTCTGGTGCTGAATTCGTAATCGTATATGTTGGAAATCCACCACTAACAGTTACACCTGTTCCACCATTAAGTGTAGGAGTTGCAAATGCAGACCCTGCAAAGTCTCTCTGTACAACAACACCGCTTGAGTTTAAGAATAAACCTGTAGATTCTGTATTGTCTACAGCTGGAGATGTAGTGAATGTCAAGCCACTAACACCTACACCGCTAGAAGATAGAGATAGTCCAGAGTTGTTAGCGTTTCCGTCTTGCACAACAATGAGCCCCCCACCGATTGTCCCAGAAGTTAGTTTTAGTAGAGTTTGGTATGTGTCTTTGACCTTGGTATTCGTAAGAGTAGCCATTTCTGTATATTTGTATTCTATGCAAATTTAATAAAAATGAAGAAGCGACCTAGAAAGGGTATGTTTCGAGATTTCAAGATGCGTAAAGAGAAGTGGCTAAATAAAGGCTACCTCAAGTACATGCGTCTAGTCACCAGAGACATTACAAGTAACTACGATATCAAGGAGTCAGAATTGAACTTTATGATATTCGCATACGACTATGAGTTTTTTACTCTAGACCATATGAGTGCAGCGTACTTTTACCACAAAGCAAAGCTTGGTGAAAGAGTAATATTCCCTCTTATGAAGAAGGGTTATGTATATAAGTATTATGATAAGCTAGCACCTACTAGCTATGAGGAATCTATCTTCGATGAAAGTAAGATGAGGTATAGAGTTCGGTATGCTTTAACGCAGAAAGCCAGACTCATAGTCCAGCGTTTCTATAGAAAGTTAGAAGGAGAGGAACAGATTAATGTGCCGTCTTAACTTTGAATGGGGCTTTTAGAGATGCCCCCTTGTGAGGAACGAACTTCCCCTTATGTGGCATAAGATAGTATCGACCCCCTTCGGACATCCAGTGATATCCAGAGGGAGCTTCAACCATTACTTTTTTACGAGAGGCTTTCATTACTTTCCAAAGAATCCTCTGCGGTACAAGTCCATAATATCAGACTTCTTACCTTCGGTTTTCTTTTTACCTTTAGAGCCGCCCATTAATATCTTTCTCGTCTTTTCTTTGAGAGCTGCTTTTTCCTCTGGAGTCAGCTTACCACCGCCTCTAAAACTAGGTGTTCTTTCAGATGGAAGGTCTGTACCTACATATTTATAGTTAGGCTTGCGTTTACCTTCTGACTTTTTACGTCTAGCAACTTCTTTCTTTAGAGAAGCTAAGTTTTCTGGACTCATTGGGAATCCATTCTTTTTTAGACCTGTAGAGGCTTGTTTAGCCAATTCATTTGTCAAGTTTGCGTTAACCTCAAAGTTGTGAGCGAACTCTTTGTCTACCATTTCTTTGGTAACCTTACCTCCACCTTTGTATTTCTTTGCCTTCATTATTTTTTGCTTCTGTTACGTTTAGCACTTATAAATCTTTTTTCACCGTGGTCGTAGTCCATGCCATCGCCATTACCGTATCGACCAGCTTTTCTTCTCATCTTGTTTAAGAACGCTCTGTATTTCTTACGCTTTTCAGTAGAATGGTACTTTTTATCGTACTTCTTCTTCTTATCACGAGCTTTCTTGTTCTTTTTATAGTATTTAGCAGTTTTCCCCATCAGATATGCTGGTACATTGTTCTACCATCCTTTTTTATAGCCTTCAACACCGCTTTTCTGTTACCACCGTGTCTTCGATAGGATACATGTACCCATGCAGGCTCTTCATCCGTACCAAACTCCCAAATAAGCTGGTCGAACATCAAGTTGTCCTCTATGTAGTGGAATATATCTGCGTTTGTAATCACACCGTATACGTGGGCATCTATGTCCAAAGCCTCACCATAACAATGCTGGCTTCTTGAGCTACCTCCAATCACATCATTAAGCTCTCTGCTTCTGTATCCAGAGGTTACACCAATAGGACACATGAATTCATCACGCAACGGTTGAAAAATCTCCTCGGCAATAGCCTTAAGATTCTCAATGTGTGTTGCTGTCGGCTCGTTTGCAATCCCTCGCTTTATCGCAGTAGCAGACTTCGTCACTTCCGCAAGCGAAAGGTTCTTTGATAGTTTCATAGTCCCAATCGGTTAAGTACCAGTACGTTACGAAAGCAAAGATAATGAAAATAAATAGTAGTATTAAAGCAGCCATCTCTCTATAAGTCTTTTAAAAATCCCCAAAACAAACAAAAGCATCAAGAAGAACCCTATAAACTTGTATGCTGGAGATATACTATCCTTCTCCACATAAACAACCTTTTCTACAGGTACTTCAATCGTCATCACTATGGTATCCGAGTCGCATCTCCCTTCTATAATAAGTGTGTCCAGCTTCTTTACGACTCTGACTCTCAGCCTTTCCTTTTCCACTATAATAGTATCGTGTTGCTTCGTAGTCACAGTATCCGTGATAACCACAGGCGGCACTACAACCGTGTCCTTCACAACCAGCGTGTCTTTTGCCAGAATTGTAGGGTCTTTCTTTACCGCTTTGCTCAAGTGCCATTGTGCGCTGCAACTGCTTAATAACAGAATCAGACTTAACCTTCCCAGCCATTTCATCATTCAGACTTCTTGCCTGCAAACTTTTCCAAACCTGCAACACCGAAACTACCCAACGTGACGATAACAAAAGAATTGTACGTGAAGTCATTAATAGGTAAGTCGTTACCGAAGAAACCACTAACCACATCAGCAACCATTACAATAACCATCACTGCAAATGATAAGAACCCAATGATTGTCTTCTCATTGAATTCATTTGTGTCTTTGAAAATCTCCTTAAAAGCCATAATCTTTTTGATAATACGTTTCATACTCTAATTTATTATATTATACAGCAAAGATACCGCTTTGTTTCATACGCTATTGGAGTTAAAGCATCACTTTAAGTGCTTGACTATGTCAAAAAAAAGTTGTAACTTCGCTATATCTTAAGGCAAGTAAGTAATCTCGTCAAGATTACTCAAATGCCACCCATCTCTTAGAAGGTCGGTGGTCTCCAAAGACCCACCGCTCACTTCCAATCTTATCAGATTGACATTACAGGCGTACTATACTATTCCGCTAGGAAGCGGTCTTCTTTCTGCCCACACCCAACATCTTAAATCAGCTCAGTTAAAGTATCACTTTAAGTGGAAAATCGATTTATTCTCTGAGTAATACATTTTGTGGGGATTATATATAATTGCGCACGATGATTAATCATACCCAAAGTCGATTCTATACCCCAACCCCTCGGCATCCAGCGTAGCTGGATGGAACTTTTTGGCTTTTTGCTGTTTGGACTACCTATGGTAGTCTGCGTGTGTTCTAGGGACTAGTACATCAATAACTGGTCTAACTAGAAATCTAGGAATTACTAACCTAAGTAGGGTTAACACCAGCCACGTCTGCACATCATGCGAGCTTCGCTGGAGGCTAGATATCTTTTTCCCCCTTTGGGGAAAAAATATCTAAAGAAAAAGTTGCACAGAAAGTATTTTTTTTGTGCCTTAGTTGCCGATGGTTCAAACGAATTGAGCCACAGAATTAATATAATACACTATTGTTATGAGTACTAAGTACACTTACACGGAATCAATGAATTACTATGTAGCTAAAGCTAAAGCTTCTAAGACTGAGAAACAGGCTTGGTTCTACTACTACAAGTCTAGAAATCTAACTAGATTTTATGAGATGACTGCTGAGCAGTTTGAGGAACATAAGACCTTTATGGTTAAGTTTGGTGAGGCTATTAAGCGCAAGTTCGGTAGCGTAGCTACCGCTCCTAAGAAAGCTAAGGCTGTAACTCAGAAGCCTACGGCTTCTGTTGAAGCTCCTAAGTTGGCGAAGCCAACTGAACCTGCTGTTTCTAAGAATGGTAGAACTAACAATGCTCTAAGAGTAGAGGCAGTAATTGCTAACTTAGAGGCTTCTATTGAGATTCTAAGAGCTATCAAGTAATCTTTAGGTGGCTAACTTACTGAGCCTCAGCCCTTTGGGCTGGGGCTTTTTGTCGTTGTAATCAGTCCGTTGGGGCTATAAATTAATTGTTATGATAGAATTTATTGTATTCGTTGTGTTGATGTTAGCACCACTTTGGTTGCTAACTATTGTTGAACCTAAAAATGATGAGAAGTAAGATGAGTTATTTGCAAACGATTGAGTTCTTAGTGAAGGAAGTAGCTAAGAAAGACCAAGAGATTAAGAGTCTAAGTATAGCGGTGGACTCTAAGAGTACATTGGTTAAAGACCTTGAGGCTCTAAGTGATAAGCGGTTAGAGTATTTAGTAGCTAAGAGAGATGAGGCTGAAGACCTTGAGGCTACCTTAGAACTTACTGAGCATAGACTCAATAAGACGATTATTGAGAAAGACCACTGGAAGGAGGAGGCAAATAAGTATAAGAGTAGGCTGTCTAATCTAAATGATGTAATAGTTAAGAGCGATGCTGCTTACGAGGCTAAGATAGCTAAGCTACAAGTAGAAATTAATCACCTAAAACACAATAAGTAATATGAGTAAGAAGATTGAAAGCAATGGCTTCATAGCCAACTGGTCTAAGATTATTAACTCTCAGTGTCGTGATGATGCTGAGAAAGATAACAAGGCTAAGCACAAGATTGTGGTTGAAGACCATAAGAACTATGGTGTAGTGTATACTATACCAGTAGATGAGAAGCCTAAGTCTAAGAAGGCTAAGGTGATTGACCCTGCTGTTAAGGAAGGGTTTGCTAAGGATATGGATAAACTATTTGACAACCTATTAGACTGGTAAGATGATGACTGGATTTGAAAGAGACAAAGAAGTAATGTTTACTTACGCTGACAAGAATGGTTCACGCCCTATGAGCAGAGCCTATTGGAACTTAGTAATTAGTATTAGAGACGTTGGTCTCTTTACTAAGGGGATTAAGCCTAACAGACATTGGAAGTTCAATGTGGTTAAGCAGTACTTTGGTGTCAAAGGCAACAAGGATAAAGTGTATGAGCAGCTTAATGAAATGCTTGAGGATTATAAATTAGAATTAACTAAAAACAATTAGAGTTATGGGATTAGACATGTATCTAACTAAGCGTACTTATGTACAGAACTGGGACTATATGAAAGAGTCTGAGAAGAATTATGTAACTGTTAAGGGTGCTGATGCAGGGCACATTAAGAATGAGAGGGTTCAGTATATAACTGAGCAACTATGTTACTGGCGTAAGGCTAATCAAATACACCAATGGTTTGTAAAGAATGTACAAGGCGGTGAAGATGATGGTGATGAATATACAGTTAGCTTACCAGAACTTAAGCAACTAATGGATGTATGTTATGAGGTTATGACTGATAACAGCAAGGCTCAAGAGTTACTGCCTACTAGCAGAGGCTTCTTCTTTGGTGGCTATGACTATGATGAGTTCTACTTTACTCAAGTAACTAATACCTATAAGATACTCAAGGAATTAGTAGATGAGTTAGAAGAATATACTACACCACTAAACAATAGAGCTTGGATACAATACCGAGCGAGTTGGTAGAAAGTAAAATCTACATTGAGGTAAATTTTCGTTTGACTACGTCAAACAAAATTTACTTCAATGTAAAAAGCGAAGAAAGTTTGCCGTAACTTGAATGGAGTCGGTCGGCAACGGCTCACAATTTATTTAATAACCTGTAAAATAATTATTATGACTAAGCAGGAAAAAGTCTTCCAAGTATTGGAAGCAACTGGATTGAATTGGACTGTTAACAAGAAAGAACTTGTATCAGTTGATGGTTTAACTACAGAGTCATTCGGTATGTTCCGTAATGATAATGACAAATGGTTGGGTACTGTTGGTAAGCGTTATGAGCCTTATCAGAATCATCAGTTAGTATCTAACATGGTAGATATTACTAGTGAGGTTGGTCTTGATGTAAACAAAGGCGGTACACTTAGTGATGGTAAGAAAGTATTCTTACAGGCTTCACTTCCAGATGAGGTAGTAGGTAATAGTGGTATCAAGCGTTGGTTAACTACTACTAACAGCCACGATGGTACTAGTGCTATTACATTAGGGTATTCTAATATGGTGATTGTATGTAGTAATACATTCCACGCTGCTAGTAAAGGTTCTAATAGATACCGCCATACTATCAATGCTGATGCTAACATCCAAGATAATGTTAAGCAAATCAAGATGACCTTAGCTAATGAGATGCAGTTGATTGAGACATTCAAAGCTATGCAGTCTACTGATATCAAAGATGAGGCTATTGATAGAACGGTTCGTGCTATGTTTAGTATTGGATTAGATGCTAACCAAGATGACATCAGTACTCGTAAGCGTAATCAAGTAGAGACCTTTAGTAACAATCTAATTACTGAGATTAATACTCACGGTAAGACTATGTGGTCGCTGTTCAATGCAGTAACTAGATATACTAACCACGAGCAGAACTTCCAGAGTGAAGATGCTAAGAACAATTACCTTATGAATGGTGGTGGGTTCAAGCTAAGTAACACAGCTTATGCTGAGATTATGAAGTTTGTAAATGCAAACACCGAAGGTATCATCGCTTAATTATTAACTTAAATATTTATCAACCCTGCCCTGCCTCTAATGAGGTGGGGCTTTTTAATTCAATTGTTATGAAAACTAAAACAAACGTAATGGACAAATTCAAGAATGCAATCATCAAGTGGTTAGGCTTAGACTATGTAGTTAACAAGCTAGACAATGTGTCTTATGACCTATACAATAAGACTTGGGAAGCGGAGATTAGTTCCTGTATAGATTACAGAGAACTGGAAAGAGAACTTGAATACCACAAGATAAACATAAGTGCCAGTGATGTTGCTGAAGAATTCAGTGAAGAAGATATTGCTTACAACTTAGACTACACTACTATAGCTAATGAGTTAGACAGCTATGACATTGCTTCTAGTATTGAGATGTCTGACTTAGCTAGATACATAGACAAGGATGAGGTGGCTGCTAACATAGACTTAGATGACACCATTGCTGACTCTCTTAGTAGATACTTTGAGGGTGAGAAGATGAATGAGTTCTCTCGCTTAGTAGCTGACAAGATAGCTGACCGAGATGGTATGGTTGAGTTAGTATCCGAAGAGGTAGAGAATCAAGGTGTTGGTATCAGTACTGATGCAGTTCAGTCTATGATTGACACAGCTATCCAACAGTTCGCTGATAGCCTTGAGGTAATGGTAAGTGCTAAATTAAATATCAATAAGTAATGAAACATCTAGAAGTAAAAGCAACAGCATTAACTTGGTCAACACTCGACCTACATAACCATCTCAATGATGGGTTTACTGCTGAAGAAGAAGAGCTGTTTAAAAAGAAGTTCGGTGGTACAGCTGAAGACTATCAAGCATACTTGGAAAGCTTCTTTGAAATTATTGCAGATGGTTTGATAGAACAAATCAACGGTGATTTGCACTTTCAAATCAGAGAAGACATCAATAACGAGGGGGCTGATACAGAGCTACCCTTTTAAATTTTCAATGACTATGAAAACAATCATTCACGTAAATCAACACATCATTAGGTCTAACGGTAAGACAGGGGCAACTGCTCCTGTCCTTACCTGTAAGACTTACAAGACTAACGACTATGCTCACGAGGCTATCATATATGATAAGCAAGGTGAGGAAGTAGCTAGAGTAGTATATAGCCCAGACAAACCTCTGTCTTGTGGGGCTAAGGTATGGATAGAGACAGAGAATAAAGTAAAAACTATAACTAAGTAATTATGAAATGGAAAAAATAGTATGGCTTGAGGATGACAATGTGTTTGTTATTCGCAAGGGTAAAACAAGTAACAAGAAGATAAGTGATGGGAATGAACTCGTTCAAACCTACACTTTCAGTAAAGACCAATGGCTACTAGCTACTACTAGTAAGGGATTCGGTATGAAGAAGTTCTTTGCTATGGATAGTACTAACTGTATGGACTGCCCTTACTCTGGTAATCAAGGGGAAGGAGGATGTTATACTCATAAGTTCAATCAGTATGTAGGCTTCCTTAGTATGCTTAGGTCTATTAAGTTCTCTGACCTTACACCACTTGACGCTGAGAAGTTTCTCGATGTAGTAGCTATGTGTAAGGATACTTATGTAAGGTTCGGTACTTATGGTGAGCCAAGTCTACTGAACTATAGCTTGGTAAAGAATATGGCTTACGCTTCTAAGTCTTGGACAGGTTACACTCATCAATGGAAGAAGGTGTGGGCTATGCCGTATAGTAAATACTTTATGGCTAGTACTCACAACAAGGAGGAAACCTACAAGGCTAAGCAAAAGAACTACCGCTCATTCATTGCTAGTACTACTGGTACTGAGAAGGCGGTCACTTGTCCAGCTAGTGCTGAGGCAGGATTCAAATCAAACTGTGCAAGCTGTGGCTTGTGTAGTGGTGTGTTAGGTAAAGGTATGAAGGATATTAAAATCTTAGAACATTAATTATGAAGACTAAATACTTTACAACATTCCATGTTATATGGAACAATGGATTATACGAAGAGATTGGTGATGGTATGTACACATACCCCAAGAGAACTAAATTATTCAGACAGTGTGAGCTGTTGTTTAATCAAGGAAAGATTATGTCCTATGGATATGAGAAAGCATTTCAATTTCAATAATATATAAAAGAAGAACTGTATGGGTAATATGAGTTACTGCCGTTTTGAGAATACGGCTAGAGATTTGAAAGACTGTGTTAATGCTATACACAGCGGTGAGTACGATGAGCTATCGTCTCGCCATGAACTGAATGGGTTTATCAAACTCATTGAACTTGCACAAGAGATTGTGGATTGTAACATTGACATTGAAGAAGTGAAAGAAATGAATGAACATTTAAATTGGATATAAACACCGTGAAACAATTAGTTCCACACTTAAACTATTACTTTAACTAAATACACTTAACTAAACATTATGGAAAATCAAAACGTAATTGCTAAAGCATTGAAACTTTACTTCGGTGAAAAACTAACTCGTAACAATGTGACTGATGCGGAATCAGCTAAGTCTTTTGTACACAAGTGGCTCAATGAAGTAGAGTATGGTGACAATAGATTGGCTGTCAAGTTCTTAGCCTCAGAGATGAGAAAGAGAATTGACGATGAGTGTGACTATGAGCAGCTAGCAAAATAAGTAGTAATACCTATTGACTATGTACATCGGTGGGACTAACTTCGGATTGTTCTCCGAACGCTTTGTGAGGGGCTACTCAAAAGCCCCCTCACTTAGTTGTACTAATCAAGCCATAATTATATTATGAATTTACTACGTAAACTATTGTATCAATTCGGTATTAAGAATACTGATTACAGATACACTGTGCAAGGCGGTATACTATACCGCTTCAAGGAATACCTATGGAAAAATGATGAGTGGGTACAAGATGACCCAGCACTTAACCTAGTACTTAATATAAGGGAAGGTGAGCAATGCCGTGTAGAGTATACTGACTATGGTAAGATAGGCAGTAAGATGCTGTATCTTTTTTATACTCATGGTAATAGATGTACTTATTCCTGTGATGGTGTACTTGTAGACTTAGGTAGGGACTACAAGTACTTACTAGGTTACTATCCAAAGAAATTATTTTACACCAAGTTCTATGAATGAATTACACAGAATCAACAACAGCTTATTAGACAGTGATGTGTCTGCTGAACTTATATCAGAGTTCAATAGGATATATGCTGAGCTAATGTTAGCTACTGCCTCAAACATGGATGAGGTAGATGATGACACTGAGAATGTTCTCAATGTTATAGATATGATAGGGTATGATGACGACCAGTCTGCAAAGGTGAGGCGGTATCTATACTATCTGTATGGTAAGTTTAGAGCAACAGACCTGTACGCTGAAGCTATGGGTGAGTTATCCCCAGCACTATCTGACTCAGAGAGAGAGGTACTAGACACGCTGATGGATATTGCTATTAATAAAATAAACAAATGATATGTTTAGAGTGATTAAGCACAAGAGATATGTTGGCTCATATCTTTTTAAGATTAAGTTTAAAACAATCAACATCACTTTGACCGCCTCTAGAAAGGGCGGTCTAACTGATGATGATGTTAAGAAGATTGACAACAATGCTATGTTGATACGTAAGTATGAGCGTAGGATGAGACTACTAAAGTATTAAGTGTGACAATAACGAATCTCGGATGTCTTCGAGATTGAAGGGCTACCTGCCGCATCTGGTTAAATCTAAGTCACAGCCTATTGCGAAGAGTAGGTTATTCATGTAGTTAAGGTAGTCAAAGATATTGAGGCGGTATTATATATCTAGTTATTAACTTGGATATATACACCGCTTCTCTTATATTTGTTAATAAATCAAATTCATTATGGCATATCACAATAGTAAAGCACACAAGACAATCATAGATTGTGTGCTTGAGCAGAACGCTAAGCTGTTCCAGAATCTAGGTACAGATTGCTCTAAGTCAGATTACGAAAAGGCTAAGGTTGCTGAGCGACAGAAGCTACGCAGGATTCAGCACTTAGACCCAGATAAGATTGGTAGACTTATTAAGGACTCACTTGATGATTAATGCATATAGTAAATCTCAATACCTTATTAAAAAATACAATAAGGATGCAAAGAAACAAGCATTACAAATGCTATGGATGTCTCCAGTGTACAGTAGAGAATACTGGAATAATGTAATAAAATATATAGATGATACACGAACTAATAGATAGTAAGATTCATGAAACATTAGACCAAGAGCTTTTAATTAAAGACTTTTGGAATGCTATATCTCAAACTAATCAAATAGATAATAACAGACAGCGCAGGAATATTATATACAAGCACGCCTTCTTTACCTGCTGTCGTGAGCTGACTGGTCTTTCACTATCATCAATTGGTGGCATACTTGGTAAAGACCACGCTACTGTTCTACACGCTATACGTAACCACTCTATTAATTATTTACAGGATGCTAATTACAGAGAGGTTTATGACCAGATGTATGACTCACTAGATGAGCGAATCAAAAGATTTAATGATGGCATTAACGATATGATTGAAAAGAGAATCAATCGTATGGATGTAGAGGTCTATAACACAACTGTTATAGAGATGTATAAAAAGAAGCTTCGTAATCAAAAGAAAGCTAACGAACTTCATATAGAGGCTCTTAAGAAGGAGATGAATATCCTAAGAAAAGCATTGAGAGCCACAAGGAATAGAGAAAAATCTCTTAACGAGGAATGTAAACGATTAAAAAACCTACTGTAATGAAAACCATGAATCAGTTTCTTAGAATAGCCAATGCTAGGCTGAGAAGTATTTACCCAAACAAACAACAACGCTCAGCGTGGGCAGCTAAAATGTATTCAAGATGGCTAGAAAGAAAATCAAAGAGAACCTAAACATAGAGTACCATACCAAACTATTGGTAAAGGAAGCTTTAAGAAGATATGGTAGCGCAAAGATTGCATCCCAATACTTAAAGGTTAGCGACAGGACAGTATTTAGATACATGCACAAATTTAATTTAGACATCAATGGAAACGACACCACAAGCATTCAAAGACGCTGTAAAACTTACTGCTTTATTCCAAGCGGTATTGGAACAGATGGATACTTTGAAAGGTACGAAGCTGTACAAGCAGAAGGTTAAACAACAGATAAAGGCGTTAGAGTCTTCTATCGAGAAGCTTGTATTTGGGCCCATTAAAAACCTTGACGATATCAATGCAGACCTATTCACCCATATACAGAATAACATTGAGATGATTCTAGATATGGATTTAGAAGAGCTTTCACAACTCAAGGTTGTAATTAAAGAGGCAAGAGAAGATGAGTAACAGAGAGATACTACTTGAGATGTACGAAAAACTTTGGAACGCTGACAAGGACAAGTGGGCTTGGAATGTGATACTGAAGGATACGCTTGAGAAATTAGAAAACCAATAATGATACAGAACGATAGGG